AACATGATTCCTGATGAGCTTATCTGTAATCTTGGAGATGTGCACATTTATAATAACCATCTAGATGGAGTAAAAGAACAAATAAGTAGAGAACCATACCCACTACCTAAGCTCAATATAAACACAGAATGGTGGCCAACTGAAAGTGGTGAATGTGGTGTAGGTCCATTAGATGCTCAAGCAATACTGAGAGGCTTTTCAGATGATAATTTTTGTAAGTGTTTAATGGAGGATGATATACAACTATATAACTATCAATCTCATCCTAAAATTTACTTTCCTTTATCAAACTAAAAAATATTTAAAATTAAGCTTGGAATTTACCAAGCTTTTTTTTATATTTAAGTATAAATAAAAACTAAATAAACAAAGTAATTATGGAAAAATCAAAACAAATAGAACGAATCGCAACAAAGATTCAAGAAACATTCCAAATGTGGGAAACGATTGGAGGAACACCAGAAACAAAACAGGAGTATGAAATCAAACAATTTCCTAAAATGTATCATCCAACAGATGACTCAATTAGTATTCCTTTGTTTGTTGATGGTAAAAAAATAGTAGTTGAAATTAAAACCGTTTAAGTTATGGAAAATACCAATAATGAATTACAAGAATTGTTTGTGCAAATGACAGCACATCAAGTTTATGATAAGTACATTAAACCAATGAATAACAATCCTAATTACACACTACCAGAAAATGGCGCTATGTTGTTTTATGCTAAAAAACATCCCGAGGGATATGATATAGATAAAATAATATTTACTTCTCTTGAGGAAGATTATTGTGTTTCCTTGATTGAATCTGTAATGGATTCTGATGATTTTGCAGGATGGCCGTTTGGAAGATAATCACACCCAACAATTAAAGCACCTTTATCAAATTAGTTATGAAAATAAATAATCAGTTTAATATAGGTGATACGGTTTATATCAAAACGGATGTGAATCAAAAACCTAATATCATTATAGCAATAAACGTGTATAGCGATAATTACCATACATATAAATTAAATTCTATGGACAATTGTAGTGATTATCGTGAATTTGAAATTTCAAATGAAGAAGATTTATCGTTAAAAATTAAAAATTATTAAAAAAAATGGAAAACAAAAAATGGTCAAGAGAAGAAGCAGAACAAAACAAAAATGAACTGCTTGAAAAATTAAAAGAATTATCAATATCACAAGAAAATGCAGAATGGGTTGAAGAAGAACTCAACCAACTTATTGATGAAGAAGAGGTAAGACAAACTAAACCTAATAATTAAAAAATATAAGTTATGGAAAATTTAGTTATTTTAACAAAACAAAACGTTGATAGTTATCAACTTACAGAACAGACTCGTAATGACATTTTAACATATGATGATGATAATATCATTAATGCATATACTCGTTTTGAATTTGGAATTGACCCTAAATCAAATCAATTATATGCTCGTCATATAGTCTTAGGAAGAGTAAAAGAGTGGAAACAATATCCTTTCCCACCCAACAATTAAAGCACCTTTATCAAACTAAAAAATATTTAAAATTAAGCTTGGAATTTACCAAGCTTTTTTTTATATTTAAGTATAAATAAAAAAACATGAATAAAGAAATTAAAGAATACACAGACAGTATAATTAATACTATTGTAGAATCTGAAGAATTAGAAACACCAGATGTATTACTAGATCATTTACAAGAATATATTTTAGAAGAGTGTGAGCAAAAATATAATAATTATATTCTTGGTAAAGAAGAAACATTTATATTAACTGATACTGAATTTGAACAATTGTATAAGAAAGCTAGTCTTAAATATATTGGAGATATATTGGATAATTTAGTTGATAAAGATGTAGTTAAAACATCAGTTAATGAAAATGGAGATATATTATATAGTTTAACAGAGCAAGGTAAACACATGGTTGAATATTTAAATGAGAATTAAAATGGAAGAGAATAGTATTACATTATCTAAGAATGAATTAGAACAATTATTGAAGAATGCTCATTTAAATGGACAAAAAGGTGCTTTAGGATTAACACAAATGAGTATGGATGAGTATATTAATAACGAAATAAATAAACTGTTTAATAATGAATAAACTAGAAAAAGTACAAGTAGAAACTACATGGAATGTAGAGTTTGAAGGTAAAGATTACACTGTTATGCAAATGGAAGATGATAATAGTGGTCATTATTCTTGGGATATATTTGATGAAAATGGAGATGATGTCAAATCTAAATTGCAATCTCAAATAATTGAATTTATCATTACTAACCAATAAGTTTGGCTAACCAAATCATTGTTCGTATATTTAGGTATAAATAAAAAAATAAAAGGTTATGGTAAAAGAAAGTCAATTAATTAAAGATTTTAAAGCGTATATCGCTGTAACTGGTTTAAAAGCCGTTAAAGTTTGGGAAAACAGAAATGGCTTGTATGCTCAATTAAATGGATGGACTGATAAAAACAATCCTCACTTTACTAAAGTATTAAGTGGTGGAACAATCGTAAGTTTATCATTTGATGATATTAAAAAAATTTAAAATATGAAAGACATTATTTTTTATTTAATCATTTATAAAATATTTAATACTCCTTTCCATAATGAACACTCAACATTAATTGCTGTATGTTTAACATTATGGATTTGTGTAAATGTTTTAGAAATTATTAATGAATGCAAAAAAAATAAACTATGACATCAATAGAATCATCAACAAGAGAACAAGCAATAGCTTGGTGGAATAATTTATCTCCTTATGATGAACAACATTCTTTAAGAGAAAAATACTTTGGTTATGAAAGATTAACAAGTTCACTAACAGGTAGAGAAATTGAAGAAATTTGGAAAAATGAAAATTCATTTATGAATACAGGTTTAACTCAATCTGAGTTTATTAGTAATTGTGAAAAATATTTTGGTGGTAAATCAAATCAAAAACAACTCATTGTAGAAATAATGGAAGAAGATTCTAAAGATGGTTTATATGATATTCCTTTACAAGAATGTGTTAATTGTAATGAACAAAAACAAGTTCATTCAATGTGTTTAGATTGTTGTATTAAACTTGGTAATCAAAATCAAACAGAAATATCAGATGAGGAGATAGAAAAAATAATAAATCCAAATAAATTAGATAAAATACCTGAATCTTGGAAATCATTTATTGATGGTGCTAAATGGTATAGAGAACAATTAAAAAAGAAATAACCTGTACCCTTGAAAAACTCGTATTTTAAGATAAGCAGGTTAGCCACGATATAAAAGGGTAATAGAATAAGTGGCATTTTTATAATAATTAAAACAAAAACAATGAAAAAATTACTAATAGCAACATTATTCATTACTTCATGTCGTGAACCTAATGTACCTAAATCAAGTACAAAGTATAGAATAAGTATGGATGCTGAGTTGTCGATACTTGAACTTGAGGGATGTGAGTATTATTATATTGAAAATGACCATGGTACCATAATTGATATGGAACATAAAGGTAATTGTAAGAATATTATTCATCAAAATAAATAAAATTTAAAAAAGAATCAGGATTTGTTTGGAATTCTGGTTCTTTCTTTTTATCTTTAATTAAATAAAAAATAACAAGTCATGATAGAAAAAGAATTTGTACCATATCAAGAATCACTTGAACTAAAAGAATTAGGATTTGATGAACCATGTTTAAAGGTGGGTAATCCGAATGGTTGTATTATGTGGAAATGGATTGAAGTTGATGGTGACCCACCAACTGTAAACATTAATGATATCATTGAAGTATCTTATGATGATAAATGGATACAAATACCAACATTTAATCAAGTATTTAGATGGTTTAGAGAGAAGTATTTTTTATTTGGGTATCCATTTCTAAATGACTATCAAAATTATGGATATAGGATTGTAGAAATGATATCCGATGAAAATAAAGAATTAGTTTATGATTGGGGAACAAAAGACACATACGAAGAAGCAGAACTAGCTTGTTTAAGACAATTAATTAAAATAACCCTAGAAAAATAAGAATGGAACAAGTAATACAAGTACTAAAAAATCTGAGAGAAGAATACAAACAATCATTTGTAGAAAAATCCATAACAGAACAAGAAACATATAATAATAATCCAGCATACTCCAACCCCATCCCAGACACCCAACATGACCTACAAATGATAATAGAACTAAATAAAGCGATAAGTACATTAGAAAACAACAATAATGATATTATAAAAACATATGGTAAATCGATTTAAAATCATCTTATAACTGTATGTAGAAAAATGGTAATGGGTGACAAACAGGGGTGAAAGTGTGGTTCGGGAGATAATGAGAGATAATAGTATGTGAAACGAGTTGTATGTAATGGGAATGTGAATTTTTGAGGTGGGTAAAAAACATTTTGAACGCTCCAAACCCCTCCCCATCGACAGAATATATACCCCCATCACAAAAACCAATTAGGCTTTGTAAAAACATGATGTTATATTTAGGTATAATAAAAAATAAACACAATGAACCAAAACATTTTAGATTTAATTAAAAGTAAATATGGAGTTGAAGCTAAATTCCATTACGAGAATGAAGATTGTCAATGTTATTACTATAATGATGAAAAAGGTCATAGTGAATGGGACATGAATGGTGAATTAATCTATTCAGACGTCTTTTAAAACTTGTTTGGTTACCCAAACATTAATTCATATTTTTAGTTAAATAAAAAATAAACACAATGAAAAGTAATCAAATTAAAGGGTTTATTGATGGATTTCGAAATCAAGAATTACCTAAAATGAATTTAGATTCTTTTAAAGTTAAAGAATCATATGACACAATACAACATGTTTTAAGAAAGTATTATTATGATGACCTAAATCGTCTAGTAGTTAATTATAATATTTGGGATAATTTACCTACGACTTGGACAATTTACACATATGAAGGCACATCTGATCTAAAATCTATGGAAATATATTCTAATGGGAAGGTAATTATGTATGAGTATGATTCATCTAAAATTTTAACTTCATTCATTTCATTATTATACTTTGATAAAGAAAATGTTATTGATTGTGAATATTTCAGAATATACATAAATGGCAATAAAAAAGTAATTAAACATACTGGAGAGATTATTACACCAAGTGGAAAGAGATTTAATAATAAAATTGATTTATATAAACACAATAATTGTAAATCACCTTATAAATTTTATTGGGATTTAGAATTTCTTAAAGAAATGAATAAAATTAATTCAATAGTTAAATGGGATATGAACAATAAATATCATATTGCTAAATCAAATTGGGAAAGAGAATTTTTTAATTAAAAGAAAAATTTGGCCCCCCTAAGGGGCCATGTTATCTTTAAGTAAATAAAAAAATTATGATAAAAAAATACACAAAAGTACCATTCAATTACGAATATTTCAAATCTAACCCAAACACTGAACTAGAAACCAAAAATGGTGAAGCAGTTAGATTTATTGGTGAATCAGTATTATATAATATGCCTAATTCTAAATTAATATTTGATAGTGAAGTAGGTATTATAATTACAAGTATAAATGGAAAATGGTTTGAAGGTGAACCAAATGTGAAAGATATATTCATGTTAATAGAAGTTAAAGAAACAGTGAATTATGTTAATGTGTATAATAATACATTTGGTGTAACGCATGATGATCTTGATGAGGCTATAATAATGGCTGAACGAAATGCCATATCAGTAGCAAAAATTGTTACTGTTAATGGTAAAATGACTGGATTTGAAACAGTATATGTTTACTAATTGAAAAACTTGTTTGGTTACTCAAATCCAGCTTGGTATCTTTAGGTATAATAAAAAATAAAGGTTTTATGCAAGAACAAAAAAGACGCGGTCGTCCATCAACAAAAAATGTAACTTACGTACCATCTATCATTAATTTTGATAGTATTGTTAAGTTAAAAGACATCAACATTGATCCAAGAATGATGGATACAATGAAGAGTGGATTAACACTTGACTCGATTTTATCATCAGAAGGTGGTATTCCATGTGCAAGCAATTACATGATGATTGGCGACCCGGGTGTTGGTAAAACAACAGTTTTATTAGATGTATTAGCATCAATTCAAAATAGGGGACGTAAATGTTTATTCATTTCAGGCGAAATGGGACGTAAACAAATGTTTAAATATACGGAACGTTTTAAACAATTTGGTGTAGTTGATACATTATTTATGTCAGATTATTTAGAATACAATACAAAAGACGTAATCGAACAAGTACTCAATCAAGGATATGATTGTGTTTTAATCGATTCAGCAGCAGAAATTATGGATGGAGTGCGTGATGATAATAATTGGGATAGAAAAACAGCCGAGTCATGGTTAGTAGATGTGTGTGTTAAGAATAATAAGGGTGATAATAAGACAAATAAATTCACATCATTTCTTATTATTCAACAAGTGACTAAAAATAATGTATTCGTAGGATCGAATAAATTAAAACACATGTTTGATGCTATGGGGGAAATGAGACGTGAGAAAGAAAGTGATGGTGGAGGAACTTATATTACATTCAGTAAAAATAGAAATGGAAATGCCGGATTAAAATTCGGATATCAATTAAATGAATCATCTATCTATTATGGTACAATAGTTAATGAGGGAGATGACGAATAAAAACGCGTAAGGGTATTAAACAACTAATGACTTGTCTAAGTCGATATAAGTTGCGACCCTAGCCGATATGCGTTTAAGTTGCTTTATTTTTTATTATGAAAGGAGGATACCATTCTTGGTATCTTCCTCTATTTCGCTATATTTATATTGGACAACAAGTTTATATTCGTCTTGGTTTACCTTAGTGTAGCCCAATCTAGTAGCAAGGCAATGGCATGTCGAACGGTTAAATAAACAAGGAGTCAAATATAAAATGTATGACCTGCTGGATACAGGTAATCAACTAAAATATCTACTATAACAATGAATGCCTGGTTGAGTTAACAGGCCTAATATGATTAAACTCCAGGATAAAAAACAACACGAACGTATATTAAATTATACTAGGTTGTGCCGATGAACCTGGGCAAGACATAGTGGAATGAAAGAAAAACATGTTATAAATGACATGACAATTTTCTACTAATTAAAATTTTAAAGCCAGCTATTACTTAGTAGGCTATCAGACTGCTCGGGAAACAAGTTTGGCTAAGCGGAACACGATTCGTATCTTTAGTTATGAAAAAGAAAGTAAGTAAAATGGATTGGAAAAAAATGGGTTTCAAAAGTGAGAAAGAATATTTGAAATTCTTGGATGAGAAATCTATTTCTTTAAGGAAAAAGATCATGGCAAACATTGATGTTTTTAAACGTTTAAAAGACCGTTAAAAACTAGTTTGGCTAAGCGGAACACGATTCGTATCTTTAGGTAAATAAAAAATAAAAAACAATGGATGATAGAGATTACGAAGCTATGAATAAACATAATTACGGCAATGATTTAATAGCCGATGTTAGCAGTAGTAAGCGGTTTTGTACAACTGACTTATTGAATGCTTACCAAGCTGGAGCAGTAGAAATGTACAATAAAATAGTTAATTCAATAGAAAAGCAAACGCTAAAAGGGTTAAGAGAAGATTCGCAAGAATGGCTAAAACTTTACGACAATTAGCTTATTACTGCTAACGATTTCGGGCTTGGCGTTAGTGCCACCTTGCACGAACTTTAATTTTTGGCACAAACTATCTGTGGCATTACGCCAAACCCGTGTTATCGGATAGTTCATTTTTCGTGGGTGGGCAATAAACAAATTTTAAAATGGAAACAGGAATTGAATTAATCAAAAAAGAACGTGAGGAACAAATCCTAAAACACGGCAGAACAACGGAATTAGATATTGAATATAATTCAAGTTGTCAATTAGCATTTGCAGTAGAAAGGCTTTGTGTGCCTGAACTCGACATTCCAAACTACACAGCTCCTATGAATTGGGATGAACAGATTTGGGATAAAATGATTTCAAAGCCTTACAAGCAACGATTGATAATTGCAGGTGCTTTGATTGCTGCTGAACTTGACCGTCTTAGTGCAGTGGGAGAAAAATGAATTTCCGATAACGGTAGGGCGGTTGGCGTTCGTTGCCGACTTTGGAACACAAAACTTTAACTTAAAAACAAATTTTGATATGGAAAATAAAACTTCAATAAACCACGAAAACGGCAATGACGCTAACCGCTTGTTAGCGGAAGTGCTTATTTCCAAGCTACAAGAAAGGCTTAAATTATTTCCTGATGAAGATGATGCTGGATTATATGATAGAGGATTGTATGATGGATATTTGAACTCATTAAAAATTGTTACAGAAGAGTGTGCAAAGCATTTCCGCTAACATCTAAATAAACGAAACTAAACTATTAACTGTAAAAGAGTAATTAACAAAGAATGCCCTGCTTTTAGCAATACCTTGTTAGGTGCAGTGCTTCTCACAAAAATTGAAAAGATGAATAAAATATTAATATGCTTGTTATTGCAAATCGTTCTTTTTATACCGTTCTATCTGATTTGGAGGAACGATTGTAAGAAAATAGGGAAAGACAATTTGGCTGTCAGTTTACAAGAACGATTTTTGTACTGGTTAATATTTTGTCCAATTTGGCTTGCAGGTGTATTGGATTAGCATTGCACCTAACGTTTTGCAGCTATGCGCTCGTTTTAATGGCGCATAGGTGCTGTTATACGCTGATTTTTTAACCATTTAAATAAACAAAATGAAAGTATTTGTAGCAGAAAAAAGAGAAAAAGGGAACATTTCACCTACTGATTACCACTGGTGCGATGATAATGACTTGCTTATGTTTGGACAATTTCAATTAGGGAATGGAAACCCATCAGAAGTGTCAATGTGTGGAATCCAAAGCCGAAAATTCACAACCCATATTCTTGTGAAGGATATGAATATTGATACGGACTTTTACAAAGAATTGCTGACAGAAAGCGTAGAAAAAGCAATGGGTTGTGAAATTGACAGAAATGGCAACTATGAAATTGAAATGGGTTTCTCGCACCATTTTAACATCAATGATATTATGAACGAACTTTTAGAAAAAGCAAGTCATTTTAAAGATGGGCAAAAGGTTAAATGTTTTGGTAGAACATTGACGGCTGTTGATGGTTAAAAAATTTGCGTATAACATCTAAATAAACGAAACTTTTAAACAACAATGAGTATCCATATAAGTAAATTAAATGAATTAATTGTTAAACAGCAATTAGAAATAAAATCTCTTAAAGAAAAAATAGAATATTTAGAAGATTCAGTTAGTAAAAGGCAACAATGGCTTTCAAAAGCAAAAAGGGAAGCAGGGTTTAATGATAGTGTATCATTTGATGTAGTGTGGGAAACAGTATTAAAAACTTTTAAACAATAAAAAACAATGGAATCAAAATTCAAAGGCAAACTAATCGAGTTAAAGCCACAAGAAACAAAAGGGAAGTTCACTTTTCAGGAAGCAATTTTTGAAGAATCATTTAAAGACTTTAGCCAATCACACTCGATTAAATTATTCAAAGATGCTTTAGGCAAATTGACTAATTCTAATATTGGGCAAATGTTTGAAGTAGATATACAGATAAAAAGCCGTGAATACAATGGGAGATATTATACAGATTTGCAAGCATGGAAATTAACTAATGATATACCTTTTTAAAACTAAAAAATACTCAAACAAATGATAAAAAGAACAGAACACAAAAGAAGAATGTACGTTAAAAGTTTTGATAAAGCATTTGAAGATAAGCATCATTTAGAGATGCATTTAGTGACAACCTATTGGCTATTATTTATACCGATTTACAGGAGTATAAAACTTTTGGACAGCAATATGTAACAATATCAACTAATACCTAAAACAACAAAGCCCTATTAATTTAGGGCTTTTTCTTACAATACTTTTCCGTTCTTAAAACTAGTTTGGCTAAGCGGAACACGATTCGTATCTTTAGGTAAATAAAAAATAAAGAAAATGGTTACAAGAAATGATTTAGTACCGGGTGTAAAATTTACAGTTAAAACTAATAACCCATTAATTGATAGAAAAACATTTACTATAATGAATAGTTACATTACAACAGGACCATTTGATCAAATGAATATTGAGAAAATGGGAAGTAAAAAAATAACATTGTATACTTACAATATGATGGGAATCAGATCAATAGCTACTATCAAATACTCAGACATGGAGTTAGTAACAGAATAAAAACAAGTTTGGCTAAACAAAACACGATTCGTATCTTTAGGTAAATAAAAAATAAAAACAAAATGGTTATGAATACTAAAACATGGAATGAGTTAAAAGCTTTATTAAAAGCAAAATATAAGCATATCGCTTATTATAATGATAAGAGAAAAGGTTATAGACGAATTAAATTTAATGTTTCAATTAGTAAAGAAGAACAAAATAATTTAATTAAGTTTTGTGAAGAAAATGGCTTTAAAGTTAATATATATAATGCCTTGTATAATGAATTTACAGCTAATTTTAGTTTGTAAAAACTAGTTTGGCTAAACAAAACACGATTCGTATCTTTAGGTAAATAAAAAATAAAAACAAAATGGTTACAAATAAACAAGAAACATTAGAAGAAGTTTGTAATAAAGTAAATTTTATAAATCCTAGAGAAAGAGTAGCTTATTACAATGGTTTGAAAAATGGTGCTAAATGGCAAGCAGAAAGAATGTATACTTTAGATCAAATATCAAAAGATTTTTTAGGTGAAGATGGTAAAGGAGGTTATTTTGATGATTATTTAGATTATCGTATCACTACAGGTAATAAAATACCTTTCAAAGAATGGTTCGAACAATTTAAAAACTAGTTTGGCTAAACAAAACACAATTCGTATATTTAATAATAATTAAAAAATCAGGTTATGAGTACAACACAAACAACAAAACGAGGTCGCCCAACAGTATCAACTAGTAAACGCCAAGCCGTATTGGCAGCAAGGGCAGAAAAATTAGCTGCAGGATAAGAAATTAAAAGAGGCCGTCCCAAAACAAAGCAAAGCTAATTGATCAATTTAAAGTAAAAACATTCGCTCCGTAGTTTTTTGTCTTAACTATAAGAAGGGTTTATACGGAGCAAATATAGTCAGGTGGCGGAATTGGTAAACGCTATTGTTCCAGATTAGATAGTGCCCCTCCTTAAAAAATTGAACAAGGGTACTTTACAGGTTCGAATCCTGTCCTGACTACAAGCCCCATGAGATGAGGAATATAGATAGCGCTAAATGTCTATGGCCTGAACTCCAGCATAATGGTTTGCGATCTGGTTTAGCGGCTGGATGGAATGATAGGTTCAACTCCTATATGGGGTACAAATAATTTATTATTGTAAATGGGTTTAAGACCTATATTAACCTTAAAAAACAAACTTGGCTAAACGGAACATGGTTCGTATCTTTAGTTAAATAAAAAAATAAAAAGGTTATGAAACAAATTAAAATTGAAAAACTAAACATTGTAAAAAATACAGATAAAAAACTGTTGAAGCAAGGAGTTTTAGCTTTTCAAATGGTTAAATTTACTTATTCATTTTATGGGTGTTTACAAACTGATTATTTAGATACTAAGATTATGCAAGACGGAACTCAAATAGTTATTGATGGTAATGGGTTTATAAAATCTGGGTTTGTTATAATATAATTTAAAAGGGGTGCAGCATCCTAACAACTGCATTTTTTTAACTTTTAAAAAAACTAACATGACACAAGTAAACAAATTAGACTACGAATTATTCCAATACATTGGAGGACATTTTGGAATTTGTAAAATCGGAACTTATGGAGGTGAATGCGTATTCGGTGGCGATTCAGCATGGGAAGATTGCTATGACTTAGATTTAATCAAATCAATCTATGAACAATGGGATGGCAATTTAATTGATGGTAAAATAACTGCATAACATGGACAAAGTAACACGTTTCTTTGTGAGAATCCTTATAATTGGATTGCCGCCTTTTATTATTTATCATTTATTTTTTATATAAAATTTTTGGTCAGGTGGCGGAATGGTAAACGCAGAAGTTAGAAGAGAGGGATTGTCAATGTTGGTTAGTGGATTGATTACCTTATCTAATGGATTAAATAACTTACACCAACTATTATAGGTTATACAGGTTCGAACCCTGTCCTGACTACTAAAAATTAAAGATATGAAAATTGAATGTATGTGGCATACGTTAAGTGATGCCGACCAATGGTACAATTTTAAAGAGTGGTGGTTTGAACTAGGCATCTCCTACCAACGAACTGAATCCCTAACGACAAAACACGTATTTGCTATTTCACTTGCAGTGTTTAGCATTTATGTAAGATGGTGAACGATATAGTCAGGTGGCGGAATGGTAGACGCACCAATGAACAAGGGTGGTAACTCGCAGCCGGAAGCGATGTTCTCAGTTCGTTATCACAAATACAGGTTCGAACCCTGTCCTGACTACTAAAAATTAAAATAATGAAAAAGAAAATAAAAGTTTGGTGGCATGACTTCTACACTGACCCTTTTTATTATATTGTTATTTTCTTAGGACTGCTACTTTTGAGTATCATTTGTACAGGAGGGATTAGTTCCATATTCAACATATCATTCAAGTGAAATATAGTCAGGTGGCGGAATGGTAGACGCACCAATGAACAAGGGTGGTAACTCGCAGCCGGAAGCGATGTTCTCAGTTCGTTACCACAATTACAGGTTCGAATCCTGTCCTGACTGCTAAAAGTTGAAAAAAACACAAACCCAATAATTGTGGGGTAGGTTATGTATTTATTATTTACGTCGTTTTATCCTGTTTATATGGGCCGTACGTACGTACATATAATGTGATTATTATATATTATTCTCCCACGCGCGTTGTTATCCATATACGGTATATATATGTGTTTGGGGGGTTATATGTAAAAATAGATCCTTTATAATTTTTACGCGCCGATTGTATATACAAATATACCTTACCCCATCCATCAACCACACCACTCATTTACCCACATTTTCGAATTACCCAAATTTCCAAAAAACCATAAATTCACAAAAAGGGGATTTCTAAAAAAAGTTTGGCTACCCCAAAATATATACTTATATTTGGAAAGATGAGAATAACAGAAAAACTAAAAGACGGTTACATACCATATAAGGTATATGAGGATGTAGAATCCAAATTTAAGAATTTCGCTAAATTTGTAAGAGTATTACCGGCTGATTATTTTGACAGACCAAGTGAACATTTCATTTTAAAAGACATGTACATGCCAGGAGATAAAAAAACATTCCCAGATGGTGGATTTGAAGTATATAAAAATGATGGGTCAATATACAACTACAATTTAGATCAAGTTATTGTACATCCATTTGTTTTAGGAATACGAAATTTAGATATAACTGAAAATATCAAGGAAATTAAAGAAAAACCAATTAAAACACCAGGTAAGAAAGGGCGCAGGCCATTATCTGATGAAGAACGAGTTAAGCGTGAACAGGCCAAATTAGAGAAAAAAGGTGGTAAAAAAGGTCGCCCATCTAAATACACTCCAGAGCAACGAGAAGAAATAAAAAACCGAATTAAAACACCGAAACCAAGAGGTCGTCGTAAAAAAATATAAATATGGAACACACACTCATTCTACTAAAAGATAGTAGAAATATATTGGTTAGTGATGGAGAAAGAACTCCTCGAAGTAAATATTATGACTTCACTCATAATATAATTGTGGATGAAGTATTTTATAATTCATCTGATGGTAATTGTAAAAAAATAATTGCAGGTCTGGATTCTATGCCATCATTATATTATTCAGATAAAGTAAAACAAATACTTAGAGATAAGTATGGATGGGTTGATGTTGAGTCGTTGGCATTCGATTTGTGTGAGCCAAAACAAATGGAGTTTATCGGTGTATCAGAATCCGATATTGAAAGTTTTATTAAAGGTTTCAAAGCACACCAATCTATTACTAATAAAATGTTTAGTTTGGAAGAGATAGAAAAAGCATTAAATGTCGCATTTACCGCTGGATTTGAACACAGAACAGAAGCAAATAATTGTATGAATATTTTTGTAGCTTCTTATTTACAATCCATACAAAAACCAATACAATTAAAAGTAGAAGTTGAAATGGAAAACGATTACGAAGAACCACAAGGTGATTATTTAAGACCGAAAATCAACAAAAACAATTCAATTTTAATAACTAAAATTTTAAAGCCATGAAACAAATTAAAAAAGTACCATTCGATTATGAATACTTCAAAGCTAATCCTGAAACTAAGCTAGAAACTAGAGATGGTCAAAAAACATTTCTTATTGGTGAGAAGAAAATAGAGGGTAAATATCCTTTAATTTTTGAAAGTGTAAGATTTTCATGTTTCCCAACAACAAAAAATGGCAAATACGATACATCTGATAACAATAGCTTTTTAGACGTATTCATGTTACTAGAATCTAAAGAAGAAGTAAGATATACTAATGTTTATGCTGATTATGCAGCAGGTGATCTATCCAATACACTAGAAGATGCTATTAAAGGTCATGGTTATGGTGCTAAATCAGTAGCAAAACTTACTATCGTTGATGGGGAGATTGATTTTAAAAATTGTGAAACCGTACATAAATATTAAAAAATATGAAAGTATCAACATTTAGATGTTTATTAACAATTATGTTAATATTACAAACTGCAATGGGACCAATAATCTATGAATGGTATTTAAAATTAACAAATTTAAAAGAAAATATTTCACTTATTTTTCTAATGACTATTTTAGGTATTATAAATTTAATGATTTTAATTATTTCTTATATTGTGGGAAACGATGAAGATTTTAAAAAAAAATTTAATTTAAAATAATGAATTTACTAATAGGAATTATATACGGATTAATAGCACAGGTGCTAACATTCATACAACTACAAGGAAATATTAAATATCACCTGATGCAAAAGTATCCGATATTAACAATCCTATCAAGTATCCCTATATCCATATGCTACATTAAATCAGTGGAGTATATTGTCAGATACCATAACGGTCAAATATGGCCTAGTAGAATAATTGGTTTTGGAATTGGGATAATAGTATTTACATTGATGAGTATAATGTTATTTAAAGAACCAGTAAACGTAAAAACACTAATATGCTTACTATTGAGCATCATAATTATATTAATACAAACACTTTAATAAAATGATAACAAGTATAATAACAGCCGCTATTGTTGGGGGGACTTTCCTAACACTTACATTAATTGTAGCATACAAAGCAAACAAAGAGTTTAATAGGAAATATTAAAACATAAATCATGAAAAAAAATGATGAAGAAATAAAACATCGAATAATAACATTAGGTGATATTAATGAGGAAAATTCAAATGATATTATACATTTTATACATGAAATAAATTATATAGATAATAATAAAAATATAAATAAAAGGGAACCTATTAGTCTCATAATTAATTCATATGGTGGTGATACTTACCGTGGTTTAGGTATTATTGATGCTATAATAAATAGCATCACTCCAGTACATACTATATGTTATGGTGCTGCTATGTCTATGGGGTTTATAATAATGGCTGTAGGTCATTATCGTACTGCTAGTATTAATTCTACATTCATGTATCATGAAGGTAGTTTAGATTTAGGAACTATTAAATTAACTAATCATAAATATGAATTACATGAGTTGGAAAGAATTGAAAATATATGTGATTCATTACTTTTTAAACATACTAGTTTAACTAAAAAATATTTAAAATCTATTAAATCTAAAAATAAAGATTGGTATATGAATGCTGAAGAAGCATTAGAATATGGAATAATTGATAAAATTATTTTAAAGTAAGTTTGGTTTCTCAAAACAACTAACTTATATTTAGGTATAAATAAAAAAATAAAAGGTTATGTTAAACATCAACAACACTGAGTTTTTAACTCAAGATCAAATCAGAAAAAAAGCACCTTCTGTATTCACTGAACAAGGAGCTGATTCAACATCTGAAAAGTATTCACATATTCCAACTAATCGTGTTATTGATGACATGGCTTTACTAGGATGGAATGTGGTAGATGTTAAAGAAGTAAAAGCTCGTAAACAAATAGGATATCAAAAACATTTAGTTGTGTTTCGTAACAACGATATAATGATTGATGGTGAGGATGGTGATGTTGTTTATCCACAAATTCTATTAACAAATAGTCATGATGGAAAAAACGCATTTACATTTACAGCTGGTTTATTTCGTAGGATATGTGAAAATGGATTAGTAGTTTCAACTCAAGAATTTGAAGACATGAGAATCCGCCATTACGGTTATGATTTTGAAACATTACAAACTACAATTAAGGAAATGGTTGAAAGATTACCATTAACTGTTGAATCGATGAATAAATTTAAATTGACTAAATTAAATCGAGCCCAAGCTGAAGAATTTGCTACTAAAGCATTATCAACTCGTTTTCCAGAAAATGAATTATCTAATATCAGTGTTGATATAAATGGTTTATTAACACCAACTAGAATTGAAGATCAGGGAGACGATTTATGGAGTATATTTAATGTTGTTCAAGAGAAATTAGTAAATGGAATGTTTAATTACAGCTACGCTAACAAAAACCGTAAAGCTCGTAAAATTAAAAATTTCCGCCAAGACATGATTTTAAATGAGAAATTATACGATTTAGCATTAGAATACGCCAACTAATAAAAGTTGGTTTTTGGATCCTTAGCTCAGTTGGTTAGAGCACCTGACTCATAATCAGGGGGTCACAGGTTCAAGCCCTGTAGGGTCCACATGAAATATTTAACGCCTGAAGAGGCACAAGAATATATAAGTACAAAAGATGATATTTTAGGTAGGGAGGCAGCATATTATACATTAATACCTAGCATTGAAGAAGGATGGGAAGATGTTATATATTATACTAATAGAAAGAAATTTATTTCATCTATTGAAAGTGAGGGAAGATATTGGATATATGTTTTATCTAATGAATCTATACCTGACCTAATAAAAATTGGTTATACATCTACTCCTCCAGAAGAAAGAGCAAAAGAAATATCTAGAGCAACTGGAGTGGCTTTGCCTTATAAAGTTGAGTTTGTATTTAAATGTCATGAAGGTATGGTTTTAGAAAAAGAAATACATTCATATTTAGATGAGTACAGAGTAAATGACCGGCGTGAGTTTTTTAAGATTAATATAAATGAAGCTAAAGATATTATAACAAAAATTGGAGAAAAGTATAAGTAAGTTTGGTTTTTCAAAAATAAGATGTTATATTTATCGTATAAGAAATGATAAAAAAGGTCAAGATTAAGGTACCTAACAGGTACTTATGAATAGGTTAAATGGCGGTTTCGTGTACCACCCGTTATAAGCCTTAATCACCTTAACTATAAATTTAAATTAAAAACAAATAAAATGAAAAAAACAATTTTCGCTACAATCGCGTTCGCAACCATGTTTGCCGTTTCTTGCACGTCTAATGTATCAAATAACACACCAACTGTGGATACAACACATGTAGTTACGGACACTATGAAAACAGATACAACTTCTGTAAAGTAATTTTTTAAACTTACTGATTAATACTAAACGGTAACATGATTACAAGGTTTGGCAATGCTGAGGAAGTAACCCGTATAGACAAAACTTTGGAAAGGTTACAACACAGTTCTAAGATGTGTTTAGTTTAGGTTAATATAAGACTTAATATCTATAGTAGATATTCCAAATGTAGTAGCAATAATATTGTGAATAGGAGGTTGAGTAACTTATTTCACTTAGAGGACAGTAGGTTTATTTTTTTATAGTCAGGTGGCGGGATGGTAGACGCACTACACTTAGCAATGACCTTGTTGGCGTTATGACAAGCGGAAAAAGCGAGCTGTTATTTAGAACAAAGTACAAGTTCAAAAAATAACATAGATTCTCAGTACAAGTAGAGTTGGTCACTCTATGAGAATACAGGTTCGAATCCTGTCCTGACTACAAAATCGACTATAAGAGGATTGACAAGATAGTGCTGCAGTTAACAGGTCTTGTAAGTAGTTGACAGCTTGGAAAGACAAGCAAATGTAGGTATAGCATAACGGTTAGTGCTCTAGTCTTCCAAACTTGAGATGTCAGTTCAATTCTGACTACCTGCTCCAAATTTTCAATTTTATGAAACGAATAGTAATTTACCGCGATAGCGAAGTTAAAGGAAAACGAGTAAGAACAGTTTTAAGAGCTATCAGACCTGGTAGTACATGGCAGGGATATAGTAAAAATGGATCAATAATTGATTCAGAAGTAAGAAATTTAGCACGCGTATTAGAGCCATCATTTACTGGTTTTTATGTAGCGTAAAGGTATTGCGGGGAAGATGAGCTGGTGCACACACAAGTCTCATAAGCTTGGACTAGGTGGGTTCGATTCCCACCCCCGCAACTAAAAATGGCTTTGTAGTATAATGGGATATAAAGTAAGACATAAAGAAAATTCACCATTAATGACATACGCAACAGATTACTTAATAAAATAAAATATTATGAAAAAGTTTAGTTTTATCCTTGGTTTATTTATTAACATGGCAATGCTTATATTTTTACTCTTTGCTTCATTTAATAAACAACTACTACAACACATAGACACTACTTGGTGGACATTACTGTTATTAGTTAGTATTCATTCAGAGGTGTTAGTGTTAAGAAAATTAAAATAAAATATGGGGCCGACCGGTTTTGACAGCAATCGAAGTAGAGAAAAATGATGCAAGCAGGATTAGATTGGAAATCCTTAATCACCTATCAAACAACAAACGCAAACGTAGAATTATCTACTTGGACTTTCGAAGACGCAATGTCTTTCGTTAGTGTTGATTACGCAGTAGCTGCCTAATTAACAACCGGGGCTAAATGCTTAGTGCCTAGCAACAGAAGCTTTAAGGGTATTAGAACGACACCGTACCCAAATCGTTCTAGGTTGTTTGCAGGTGGGTTTCATCTTTAATATCAAACCTGATATTTTGTCTAGTTAGAAAACGAGACTAAGCTTGTGAATGAGTTGATTTAGACTTATTGTTTGGACGTAGGTTCGATTCCTACCGGCTCCACACAGTTCCCCTTTCTTCCATATATTTATTATAAAATATAATATGGAAGAAAAATCAGGAACAAAAAAATATTATACTAATTATTACCAAAATAATAAAGAAAAACATAATAATAGAATAAAAAAATATAAAACAAAACATCCTGAAAAGGATAAACAATATTGTGAAAATTGGAGAGAAAAAAATAAAGAATATATAAAAGAACAAAATCGTTTAAATAAAATAAAACAAAATAAAAAAAGAAGAGATTTTGTAAATGATTATAAAAAAACATGTTCTTGTAAAAAATGTAATGAATCTAGATGGTATATGTTAGATTTTCATCATATAAACCCTATAGAAAAAAGTTTTGAATTAGGAAATGCTTCTAAATATAATATTGAAAAGATTCAAAATGAAATTAAAAAATGTACAATATTATGCCGTAATTGCCATTCAGAATTTCATTATTTAGAAAAAGAAAATGGAATAACAATCATGGAATATATTTATTGAAATTAAACACTAATGGAAACATTAGTGTTTTTTTATTTTAACATATATTTATATACATGGATATAGATAAAATATTTACTTTATTCGACTATAAAAACGAAAATAAACCCCTAAATGAGGAAGATAACGCTATTATCGAATTATATGAGAAACCGTTATTTTGGGTTGGTATGTTTGAAAAATTAATACAAAATAACAATACATTTAAACAACAAATAGGAAAAATACTTAAAAACGATCCTCATTATGACTTTGATGCTCTAAATGAAGCTGGGGATTATATTGTATATAATAGGGCATATATGTTTTTATCGTTAATTAATATAGATGATGAAAATCATAAACAAGCTATAAAAGCTAGAACTAAACATAGTTACCTAATCATTTCCCTTATAACATCAATAAATTATTTTTCCAGTATTGAAGAATATGAGAAATGTGCTGTTTTAAAGAAAATTTTAGATTTTGCTAAAGAAAGTTTGGAAACCCAAGAAAAAGACCGTAACTTCTAAATATTAACGTTTATAATATAAAATATAAAAATATGAAACATAGAGAAATTATAAGAACAAAATTAGAAAGATTAGAATCTAATTTAACAAAAATGGATTTCATCATGAAAAGAGGTGGAAATATAGATGACTTTTTAGAATTGAATAACAATATGAAACAGTTAGTCGAAGATATAAAAGCATATATAGAACAAGAACCAAGAACAGGACATGAACTAAATCCAACCATTTAATAAAAAAACAAGTTATGAATTTAACAGCAGAACAAATCCAAGATAACTGGAATGAATTAATGTCTAGAATTGATATTTACATTTCAGAACCTCGTAAATCTAAATTAAAAGCATTTTATGAGAAATATGCTGACCGTATTATGTTAATGCCAGCTTCTCATAAGAAAGAATATCATAGTGCTTTTCCTGGAGGATATGTAGATCATGTTTTAAGAGTTATAGATGCTTCTTTAGACATACATAATGTATGGGTTAAATATGGAGTAGATACAACTACTTATACTTTAGAAGAATTAGTATTTTCAGCCTTAAATCATGATTTAGGTAAAATAGGAAATGAACAATATGAATCATATATTCCCCAGACAGACCAATGGCGTAAAGATAAGTTAGGAGAAGATTATACATTTAACAGTCGTTTAGAATTTGCATCTGTTCCAGATAGAAGTTTATATTTACTTCAGTCTCATGATATTAAATATTCATTTAATGAAATGATTACTATCCAGACTCATGATGGTTTATACGATGAAGCTAATAAGAAATATCTAATAGCTTTTATGCCTGAACAAAAACCAAGAACATCATTACCTTATATTGTACATCAAGCCGATTTATTAGCTGCTAGAGTTGAATTTGAGATGGAATGGTTACCTAAGTTTAAAGAAAATACTACAGTAGAACCAAAGAAAAATTTCTCATTAGAAACAAATAAAGGAAATAACAAAACATCTAAAACAAAAGCCTTAGGAGGTATTAAATCTGAGGGTCTTAAAAATTTACTAGATAGTATATGATAACAACAATCATCGTTTTATCCATACTTATATTAGTTTTAAGTTATACAACTTATAATTTATTACGTAAAAATGAAAAATTAGAAGATATAACTAATAAACAAACAGAAATATTAGCTGGATATATGACTTATTTAAATAAATTATCTGAAATTATATCTCATTCAGATAAAAAAATTAAAGAGGTAGATATTAAAGGTTCATTTGAAAGTGATGATGAAATAGGATTTTTCTTCGAAACAGTGAAATCAATACAAGAAGTATTGAATCATTTTAATATTAAGAATATATAAGATGCAAGAGAAAGAAGTAAAAACTAAAAGAAAAAAGAAAAATTCTAATGTATATTTCACCCAAGAAACTGAGGATGCTATTGTAGCATATGTTTCTAGTAATGATATAGTTGAACGTAATATATTATATAATGATAAAATACATCATGCTTTTTTCAAACTAACAGAAAATATTATACATACATTTAAATTTTATTATACTGAAGTAGATAATATTGAAGATTTACAACATGAAGTAATCACATTTTTACTCAGTAAATTACATCTATATGACCAAACTAAAGGTACTAAAGCATTTTCTTATTTTGGAACAATAGCTAAAAGATACTTGATATTATCAAATCAAACTAATTATAATAAACGTATCATAACATCTCCAGTATCAACTATTGAAGAAGATGAGAAATTCTCATACCAATTAGATGATACAAAACCACAAATTAAAGATAGTAATTTATCTAAATTTATGGATAAATATATTGAATATTGTACTGATAATATATTTGAATTATTTCCTAAAGAATCAGAAGCTCAAATTGCAGATGCTATTTTAGAATTATTTCGTAAACGAGATAGTTTAGATGTATTTAATAAAAAAGCACTTTATATTTATATTCGTGAAATGATTGATGTAAAAACATCTAAAATTACTAAAATAGCTGATAAATTATATAGCATATTTAAAGACAAATATGTATTTTATTTAGAATATGGTTATACAAATTTTTAAGTATAATATTTATTATCAAAATACGATATATGAGTTCATTAGAAACTATAATTTTCGGTAAAAAGAAATTTAATGATATTTTAGAAGAAATATACGATAACCAGAAGAAGAAAGAAAAACAAATATCAGCATTAATATCTGAATTAAAGCCATTAATAAATGATATAGGTGATGCCACTTTAATAGTTCCATTAATTAAAGAATATTTAGAAATAAGTGTTAAAAATGATGAGCAACTAATTAAAATGGCTACTATTATTCAACGAGCAATAAATAATACTTCTGATGATGGAGGATTTGGTATTAGTGATGAAGAGAAAGCACAATTATTAGCAGAAATTGATAAAATACAAGAAAATAAATAATGTCTACACAATATGGATTTTCATCATTCAATAGAACTCAAAATAATCAAAACCAGGTTAATTTAGCTCAGTCATTAGCAGCTTTTAGTAACCAGATGGTTCCAGTTCGAGTTAAAAGTATTATACTTACTGATTCTCATCCTAGATTTAAAGAATTAGGAGAATGGAATGGATTAGGTGCTATTGAATATCAATTAGTAAGTAATCCAAAAGAAGCAACTTCAGGAGATTATTCAATAGCTTATCCTTTATATCCTAATACTAAGAATTATCCTCTTATAAATGAAATTGTATTTTTAATTTCATTACCTAGTACTGGAATTGGATTAACGTATAATGCTACTCGTTCATATTATGTTAGTGTAGTTTCATTATGGAACCATCCTCATCATAATGCTTATCCTGAAAATCCTAATACACCCCCACCTTCTCAAATTAAAGACTATCCTCAAACTGAAGTAGGTAGTGTTAGGCGTGTAACTGATCAAAGTACTGAAATATTTTTAGGACAAACATTTAAAGAACGTTCTAATATACATCCATTATTACCATTTGAAGGAGATGTAATACAAGAAGGAAGATGGGGTAATAGTATACGTTTTGGTTCAACTGTCAAAGATAAAAACATATGGTCATCAACTGGTACTAATGGCGACCCAATAATAATATTACGTAATGGGCAACCATTAAATTCAAGCAATGAAGGTTGGATACCTATAACTGAAGATATAAATAAAGATTTATCTTCAATATATAGTACTAGTACACAAAAAATCCCATTAGATGCTTCAAGTATTAGTTATGTAAGCTATAAATCAGATTCACCAACTAATCCTAAAGAATACAAAGATAATCCACAAATCATCCTAAATTCAGGACGATTAGTATTTAATACTACTCAAGATCATATATTATTAAGTTCTAAAAAAACAATTAATTTAAATGCTATAACATCAATCAATATTGATGCTCCAGATACTATAATCCAATCAACTAATGTATATTTAGGATCTAAAGATGCTACAGAACCTGTCTTATTAGGTGATACAACAGTTACTCTATTAAAAACATTGATACAAAATTTACAATCATTTATGCAAATATGTAGTACATTAGTTAGTACTCCTCCTGGTACTCCTTTGGGACCATTAAATGCTGTATCTTCTCAATTAATAACAACATTAAATCAAATAGACACTAATTTAGATAATACCAAATCAAAATATATTAAAACAGTGTAATGAAATCACCTTTAGATATAGAAAATATAAGAAAACAAGCTGCTGAACAGATTAAAAATGATTCTAATAAAATATTAGATGTAAATTTATCTTCTATTCAAAATGCTATCCCTAACTCATTAAAACCTCAAGGTAGTGCTAAATTGAGTAATTCTATAACATCTATAGGTAAAAAAATATATACTGTATTAACACCAATAGCTTTAAATATAGCTAAAGAATTAGGAACATCTATTGCTCAAGAACAATTAGGAAATTTAAAAGAAAAAATATTATCTAAAGATGGATGTCCTACTAATTCTAAATTATTAAAAATATTAGAACAACGTAATGCTTTAATATCACAATTAAATAAAATTAGTAAACAATTAGATACTTTAACTAAAGCCGTGACTGGTTTAAATACATTTCTTGAAGTAAGTCAAATTGCTATAGACGCTATAAAAACAAGCAAAACTATAATTTCAACTTCAGCTAAAGTAATTCCTGGTGGACAGGCAGGATTACCTGGATTTATAGCTTCATCTTTAAGTGATTTAGAAGACACAATAAACAAACTTCTATTTCAGAATGATGGTACACCTCGTTTACCTAAAATATCAGGTTCCATTGCTTCTGCTTCTTTATCTATATCAATAACTAATGGATATATACAAACTATAATAGCAATATTAACAGCAATAGACGCTAAAATCAAGCAGTGTAATCCAAATTTAGTATCTAGTATTAATCCTATAGATCCTAATTTAATATCAATTTCAATTCTTCAAACTAAAGCTGAACAAACCCAAAACCAAACAACATATGCTGGTTTTATAATAGAAATTGAAGAAATACCTTACACTCCAACAGTTAATCGCAAAAGAGCTGTGGGTAAGAATCAAAGTGGTATTAAATTAATAGAAACTGAATTATCATTCACAACTCAAAATAAATTATTAATAAATGAACTTAAATTAATAATTGATAGAGATAATTTAAAAGCTTATTAATTTCAATATTTATAACATATGGATATTACCAAATTTAAAAAAATCATCAAAGAATCAGTAAGAGAAGTAATTCAAGAAGAATTACGTGATATTTTATTAGAAGCTGTTAAAGCCCCTAAAGTTCCAATAGGAACAGGCGGATATGGTCAAGTTACAGAAACAATAATAAATCCAACTAAAACTCAACCTAAACAATTAACTCCTGCTGAACGTAGGGCTATGTTTGGAAATATACTTGAAGATATGCAGAGTGGAGGTATGGCAACAACAGAAAATATACCTTTTAGACCAACAGGACCAATTGACCCAGTCAATGGAAAATTACCTGAAGGTGAATTAGGATTAGATCAAATAATGGGATTAATGAATAAATAATGGCATTCGGAGCTAAAAAAATATTTCCAATTGATACTCAACCAGGTGTAGCGGTTGGAGTGAATCTTCCTTTTAACGCACCTAATGCATTTCAATCCACATATACTACTAAGGATGCTATCAAAAATAATCTCATTAATTATCTTTT